GCTATGTATTTTCTGGAGGGAGGGGTGTTTCTTATTTATATTTATTTATTTTAAAACCAGCTCGGCGGTGAAGCATACCTCGCAGCCCCTCCAGGGGCAACACTGTAGTACACAGCTTTAGCTGTAGTCCTCTAAGTTCAGGTAAACCTTCACTAAGAGGAATAAAACAAACCCATGCAAACAAGAAAGAAAAAAGAAGTTTTTCAACTTCTTAAAAAGAAAGAAGTATTAATTATAACACAGAATAGAAGCTTTGTCAAGCTCTAGTACTAAGCTTATTACTTTATTTGTTGTTTTTGTATCTTTTACTTGACAAAACGATTAAACTATGGTAAGATGGTTGCTAGATGCTGATAGTTGTATCACAATTTGATGTATCTGTCAAGGGAGGTGATCCCTTATCTCGTCCCTATCCTGGGTAAGACGTTAAAAGTGCCCCAGGGCCTACTCCAAGAGGATCCCTTTGAATATCTACAAACCTACTCGGCGTCGTGCTCTAAGTGCTCGAAAGAGTCGGTGGGCAGACAGCCAAAAGATCGAAGCAGTTACCACCTACATGATACTGGGCAATTTAAAGCTCGTATCAGGCGCTCTAAGCGTTCCGTATGACACCCTCAAGGTGTGGAAGGCAAGTGAGTGGTGGAAGACGATGGAGAGCGATCTACGCGTTCAGGAAGACCTCCAGCTATCCAACCGTCTGAAGAAGATCATTGCCAACAGCTATGATGCTGTTGAAGACCGCCTAGCTAATGGTGACTTCATGTTTGACCAGAAAACTGGTGAAATGCGAAGAAAGCCAGTAAACATGCGAGATGCTCACAAAGTTGCAGTTGATCTTTCTGATCGACGTGATGTAATGCTTGAACGCCACATTGCTGGTGAATCTGTAACCAACGACAAAATTGAAGCAACTCTTCGTAATCTGGCAGAACAATTTGCCCAGATTGCCAACCAAACAAAAAAACCATCGGTTGAAGTCACTGATGTAATCTTCGGAGAAGACTCCCAAAATGCCAAGGACAAACCCTGATGGGACCAGAGACTACACCTACGATACCAAGTATGAATCTACTAGCGCCCATAGGCGCGAGCGATCTGAGCGAACCCTCGCCCGACGGGAGTTGGCGAAGGAAGGAAAGGTTTCGGTTGGCGACGGCCAAGATGTTGACCATATCCGCCCGTTATCTAAAGGTGGTACTAACGCCTGGAGTAATTTACGGGTCGAGTCCGCCCATGATAACCGATCGTTTGAACGCAACTCAGACTCGTCACTGAAGCGTAACGTGAGCCCAACCAAAGGTAAGAAATGAAGGTCACAAGAGACGTTGTAGCTGGTTTTGTTGGCTCCGTCCTTGCTCCTACCTTTGAAGATTCGTGTGCTTCACCAGAGTTTCACCAGGAGGTTTGGGATCTATGTTGCAGCGAGAACAAGTTTGTTGCTATTGCGGCCCCACGGGGACATGCGAAATCAACCGCTGTTACGCTTGGGTACGGGCTAGCTACCCTGCTGTTCAGAGAGCGGAAGTTTATGCTGCTTGTCTCCGATACCGAAGCACAGGCGAGCCTTTTCCTAGGGAATATCAAGAACGCGCTTCAAGACAACTCCCAGTTGATTGAATTGTTCGGATTAAAGAAGAACCCTGCTGGCCAAGTCCAGTTTATAAAAGACAGCGAAACTGACATCATTGTAGAATTTGATGACGGACACAAGTTCCGGATAATCGCAAAGGGATCAGAACAAAAACTCCGTGGTTTGCTGTGGAACAACAGCCGCCCTGATATCATTATCGGGGATGACATGGAAAACGACGAACTTGTCATGAACAAGGAGCGTCGTGCCAAGTTTAAGAAGTGGGTTACGAATGCTCTGTTACCGTGTAGAAGCGACCAGGGCATTGTCCGTTTTGTGGGAACTATCCTCCACATGGACTCGATGCTGGAAGGTCTGATGCCCAAACCCTATGCTAAATCCACTGTAACAGAACCGCTCAAGCAGTACAGTACAGATCGTAGGATGTGGAGGTCGATCAAGTATCGTGCCCACACAGATGACTGGAAGCAGCTTCTCTGGCCTCAGAAGAAGTCTGTGAAGGAATTCAAGATGCTCAAGCAGCAAGCCTTTGAAATGGGGTTAGCTGATGGCTATAGTCAGGAATATCTTAATATCCCAATCGACGAGTCCAGCACCTACTTCCGTCGTGCCGACTTTCTGGCCATGCGAGAAGAAGATTATAAGAAGCCTGTTCGATACTACATAGCTGTTGACTTAGCTATCTCAGACAAAGAGACAGCCGACTACAGCGTCTTTGTTATCGCAGGAGTGGATGAAGATAAACGACTCCAAGTCCGCAACGTTATCCGAGAGCGCATGGACGGTCGAGAGATCGTTGACACACTGTTGATGCTTCAGAAGCTTTACGATCCTGAGTGTATTGGGATTGAAGAGATGCAAGTCTCCAAGGCCATTGGTCCGTTCCTTCGGGAAGAGATGCAGAGGAATAACAACTACATCAACCTTTATCCCCTTAAACACGGTGGTAAAGACAAGATTACCAGAGCCAGATCCATCCAAGCACGTATGCGTGCCCAAGGATGTAAGTTTGATAAACAGGGTGACTGGTATCAGACCTTCGAAGATGAGCTGATGCGCTTCCCTCGGGATAAGCATGACGACCAAGTTGACGGATTCTCTTACCTTGGTTTGATGCTGGATGTGGTAATTGAAGCCCCCACCAAAGAAGATCTCGAAGAAGAAGAATATCAGATCGAGTATGAAAGCTCTGGTCTCAGTGATGAAGGCAGGAATGCAACTACTGGATATTAACTATGCCGATTAACAACACCCCTCAGGGGGCTATGCAGAATATGGCCGCCGGAAGTCAAGGGGGTCAGGGAGTTGATCCCAACAATGATCCTTATCAGTTGGCAGATGTGGCCCAACAAGCTGGTGCTCAACAGCAACAGATGAACGCCCAACCAGCTCCTCCGCCCCAACCAGATATTCCTCACCCAGACACTCAGAAACCGTCTGATCGTCTGCGCAAGTACATTGAGTCGGTCAACATTGCAGATCATCTCGAAGAGGATGAACTACGCAAGATTGCCTATGACTGTGCTGAAGGGTTTGAGGTTGACCTCCAGTCCCGCATCGAGTGGGAACGAAAAGTCGATGAGTGGGTGAAGCTGGCCTCTCAGGTCCAAGAACAAAAAGCATATCCTTGGCCTAAAGCCTCGAATATCAAGTATCCTCTGCTTTCTACCGCAGCTATGCAGTTCGCTGCGAGGGCCTACCCTACCTTGGTTCCTTCTGATGGTATGATTGTCCAGGGTCAGGTGATTGGTAAGGATCCTGATGACACGAAGCAGGACCAAGCAGAACGTATTGCAACCTACATGTCATACGACATTATGCACAACATGATTGGTTGGGAAGAAGGGATGGATAAACTTCTGATCCAACTGCCTCTAGTCGGCACGATGTTTAAAAAGACGTACTGGGACTCAGTAAAGAAGAAGAATTGTAGTCATGTATTGCTGCCAAAGCACGTAGTTGTGAACTACTGGGCAACTGATATGTGTAGTGCTGAGCGCATCTCTGAAATCATCCCAATGACCAAGAGGGCCATTAAACAGCGTCAGATGGGTAAGTTGTTCTGTAAGGATGTAGATCTAGGTGCGCCCCCAAGCGTGCCCTTTGATGCCCATCCTAAGCAGTCTATGTGGATGCCAGCAAATGATGACACAACTCCTTATGAGATTATTGAACAGCATTGTTATTATGACCTTGATGATGACGGTTATTCAGAACCGTACATTGTTACGTTCCATCGTCAAACCCGTAAAATTCTAAGAATCACGGCACGGTATGATGAACAAACTATGTTTTTTAATGACGATGGTACTTTGGCTAGTATTGAGCCTATACATTATTTTACTAAGTTTGGGTTCATACCTAGCCCCGATGGTGGGTTTTATGACATTGGCTTTGGCATGCTTCTTGGCCCAATTAATGAATCGGTTAATACCCTAATCAACCAACTGACTGATGCTGGTACTTTGAACAATCTTCAGTCTGGATTTATTGGAAAGGGCTTGCGCTTGCGCATGGGCGATCATCGCTTCATGCCTGGGGAGTGGAAGGCAGTTAATGCTGTTGGAGATGACTTGAAGAAACAGATCTTCCCTCTCCCGACTAAAGAACCTAGCGCCGTCCTGTTTCAGTTGATGGGAACCCTTATTACTTCTGGTAAAGAGTTGGCCTCTGTGGCCGACATTTTCACTGGTAAGATGCCCGGCCAAAACACCCCAGCTACCACTACAATGGCTACGGTGGAGCAAGGTATGAAAGTATTTACGGCCATCTACAAGAGAATCTACCGTGCTTTGAATGAGGAATTCTGTAAGTTGTTCAAGTTGAACGCTACTTACCTAGATCCCCAGACCTACAGTGCAGTAGTTAATGAGCAGATTGGCCCAGATGACTTTGATGAAAAGACCTATCGTGTAGTCCCTGCCGCTGACCCGAACGCAACTAGCGCCTCGGAAAAGCTTCAGAAAGCACAAGGCTTATTGGAACTGTTGCCCATTGGTGTGCTGGATCCAATCCAAGTCATTACCCGTGTGTTGAAGGCACAAGATCAGCCGAACTACCAGCAGTTGTTTAATCAGCAGGTACAGCAGACTGGGCAAATGCCTCCGCCTCCCCCGGATCCCAAGGTTCAGGAACTTCAGATGAAGTCGCAGGCGCAGCAACAGGAGATTCAACTCAAAGCCCAAGCACAACAGCAATCCATGCAATTGGATCAGCAGTCTGCTCAGGCTAAGATGGAAAATGACAAAGCGGTAGCTGCACAGAAAATGCAGATTGCCGCACAAGAAGCTAACCTCAACGCAGCAGTTGAACTTCATACTACCAGGGCTAAGATGGCCCAGGATCAGATGGCCAACCACCAGCAGATTCAGCAAAGCGCTGAAACTCATCAAGAGACTATTCGACAGAGTGAAGAGTCCCACAAGGCCAAAGTTCAGCAAACTAAGGAGATGGCAAAATCAGCGCAACCCAATCGTTCTCAGACTGGAAAAACCAAGAGATAAGTCTTGCTGTTTTTCAATACCTAAAGCAGGTGCGCTCCACTTCAATGGAGTATTTAGAGTTTAATGCGGGGAAAGACTCGTTACAGGATCGTTATTTGACTGGTCTTCTTGCTGGCATTAATTCAGTGTTGAACATCCAATTAGCGGATATTGTAGACGAGGAACCTCAAGATGAGCATTAAAGCAGTCATTCATCGACTTATAGTTAAGCCGGTAAAGATTGAAGAATATGATGAAGTGACCGCCCGTATGAAGGCGGCAGGATTTGAAATTGCAAAGACTGAGGAAACCAAATATCTGCACACCCAGATCGATCAAGGTACAATCCTAGACATTGGCCCCACAGCATTCCTGGACTATGTGAAGAAACACAATCTAGCAATTCCAGTCAAGGTAGGTGATCTAGTTACCTACGCTCGACACAGTGGCAAGACAGTGAAAGATCCGAGTACCGAAGAAGATGTTGTCATTCTCAATGACGAAGACATTCTCTGCTACTACGAAAATCAAGGGGAGTAACCAAAGATGGCTGACGCAAATACGGAAGTAGGAACAGTTGTACCTGGGGAAGCAGTTGAACTTAGTCCTGTTCAACAAGAAGCAGTTGCCCAAGGGTGGGTTCCGAAAGAAGAATATGATGGTGATGAAGAACGGTGGGTAGATGCAGGTGAGTTTATCCGTCGTGGCGAGTTGTTCAAGAAGATTGAATCCCAATCTAAAGAACTTAAAGATGTTAAGAAGGCTTTGAATGAGCTTGCTAAACACAACTCCAAAGTTCGAGAAGTTGAGTATCAACGTGCAGTAGAAGCACTTAAAGCCCAGAAAAAGACAGCTTTGTCCGAGGGCGACGCAGAGCGTGTTGTAGAGATTGATGATAGACTTGATCTCGTAAAAGACCAACAGAAACAGCTTCAAGCACAACAGATTCAAGAAGCAAATCAAGTTATTGAACAAACAATGCATCCGGAACTTCAGAACTGGGTGTCTAAGAATAGCTGGTATGAGAACAACCGTGCAATGCATGCCTGGGCAGATGCCCGTGGAGTGGAATTAGCTCAGGAAGGTCTTGGTGCCCGTGAAGTTCTTAAGACCCTGGAAAAAGAAGTCAAGGAACGATTTAAAGAAAAGTTCTCCAATCCTAATCGTGAACGAGCTACTGCTGTCGAGGGTAATCTTCCTCGGGGTAAAGTTGCTGGTAGTGATTACGAATTGTCAGACGTCGAGAAGACAGTTATGAAAACCTTGGTAGATGGCGGTCACATCACCAAAGAAGAGTACATTAAACAGTTGAAGGCCGTTAAGGGCTGATCCTAGAGGATAACAATTATGAACCGCAAAACCGCAAATCAAGAACAAGACGTCGAGGCAACGAGTGTACGCCCAGTTCGAGTCCCTGTTGGAACTCGTCCCAGAATGTCCGTAGTAGGCAAGAACCCGAATTTTGAATATCGTTGGGTGAATGACTATCCTGGACGTATTGCAGATTTTAAACGAGGTGGATGGGAAGTCTGTACGAACGAAGAAGTCGACACCGGTAATTTCCGAGTTGAAGAAGGCGGGTCTCCCGGCTCTTTGGCCTGTCAAGTTGTCAATGGTGGAGATGGTACAAAAGCTTATGTGATGAAGATCCACAAAGATCTTTATGATGAAGATCAGAAAGCACAAGAGCAGGAAGTTCGTCGCACAGAAGAAACCCTGACGCCTAATACTAATGATGGCGAATATGGCTCAGTTGTTATCGACCGATCAGGTCGTAAGTAAAGTGGCTATGTTGGCCATTAAATTTTAAACTTTTGGAGAAAATCTAAATGGCTAACGTAAGTCGTGTACAGGGTTTGCGCCCTGTCCGTCACCTTGACGGCTCGCCCTGGAATGGGCAACTCACTAAGTATTTCATCGCTGCGAGCAATGCTGTCGCTCTCTTTAATGGCGACTTGGTGACCCTTGATTCAACCACCGACGCTGCTGGTGTTCCTGGTATCCGTAAATTCGTTATTGGTACTGATGCTGCTGCTGTTGGTGTTGTTGTTGGCTTTGCAATCAATCCTTTGAACTTGAACAGCCCGCAATATCGTGCTGCATCTACCGCTACGTATGTGTATGTGGCAGATGCTCCTGATACCTTGTATGAAGTCCAATCTCAAATCACGATTACCGACTTTAACCAAAATGCCGTATTGACCGACGCAGGTGGGTCCACGGTTACTGGTCAGTCTGGTGAGAGTATTTCCGCAGTTAATACTACGGCAACTTCGATTTTGAAGTTGATGGGTGCTTCGGTAAAGGTAGACAATGACATTACTTCGGTAAATGCCAAAGTCTTGGTTATGATCAATAACCATCAATTTAGCGGTGGCACCGGCACTGCTGGCGTCTAAGGTTAAAGGAGATATAAAATGGCTGGTATTATCAATAGCTCAAGCTTTGCCAAGGCTCTTTGGCCTGGTGTAAATGCTTGGTACGGTAAATCGTACGACGAGTATCCTGTAGAGTGGGATCAGTTGTTCGAGAAGTTCACATCGCGCAAGCAGTATGAAGAAGATGTTGGTATCTCGTCTTTTGGTCTTGCCAACGTTAAGCCGGAAGGTAATCCGATTCAATATGACTCGGAGAATCAAACCTTCACGACTCGTTATACTCACATCGTCTATGCTCTTGGGTTTATCATCACCCGAGAAATCATGGAAGATGACCAGTATGATGTAGTTGGTCAGCGTAAAGCACAAGGTCTTGCTTTCTCGATTCGTCAGACCAAAGAAGTGGTTGGTGCAAACGTCTATAACCGCGCCTTCAATAGCTCGTATATTGGTGGTGATAACGTGTCGATGATTAATGCAGCACACCCCAACTTTGCTGGCGGTACGTTCTCTAACCAGATCGGCACGGCCGCTGACTTGTCGGAAGCTGCTCTTGAGCAGGCATGCATCGACATTGCCAACTTCACGAATGATCGTGGTTTGCGTATCGCAGTTCGTCCGCAAAGCTTGATCCTTCCGATTCAGTTGGAATTCGAAGCTGAGCGGATCTTGAAGACGGAACGACGGGTTGGTACTGATAACAACGATCTTAATGCGTTGAAGCAGACTGGGCGTTTCCCCAAGGGCATTGTTCTTAATCACTACCTGACGAACCCGCTGTCGTGGTTTATTCGTACCGATGTGAAGAATGGTCTGAAGATGTTTGAACGGCGTGGTGATGAGTTCGAAATGGATAATGATTTCGACACTGAGAATGCCCGCTTCAAAGCAACCTCGCGTTATTCGTTTGGTTGGACTGATCCGCGCTGCATCTACGGCTCGGCTGGCGTCTAATAATCGCACCCCCTTTTGGGGGTGCTCCTTTGGAGAATAATTATGGGTTATAAGCAACAAGATATTGTTCCGCTGAATGCGGCCTATCCTGATGCATTGAATCCCGTCCGCAAAGAATACGCCATTGTTCCGTTTCAGGTACTTCGCACTGATACTGGTGCAACGATTAAAAAGGCTGTTCTTCCCGCTGACGCTACGATTCTCGGTATCCGTATGTACATTCAAACTGCATCTAATGCAGGTACTACGGCCACCGTTACGCTGACTGGTCAGGGTGTTGGTCCCACTGGTGCAACATTCGCTTTTGGTACGTTCAGTGTTTTGACGACGGGCACTAGTCTGTTGAACACAACGGTTAACACTGTAACTGGTGTTTTCAATCTGGAGCGTCCTCCGGCAGTACAAACTTCTGGGGATATTTATATCTATGCCCAGTATGCTGAAACCGGTACTGCATCGACTGCGGGTGGTCCATTCTACTTCGTTGTAGAATACACTCGATAATTGAGGGGGCTTCGGCCCCTTCCTTTTCTTACTTTATCTAGGACATACCATGCGCCGCGTAATACAAGCAATTACTGGTATCGCCAACGGCGCTACCGTTCCTGTAGATTCTCGTTCCACAAACTTCGGCATCGGTTTCGGTGTTGTTATTAGTGGGACTATTACCTACACTGTGCAGCACACGTTTGATGATATTTATAATCCCGCTGTAACTCCAACATGGTTTAACAATGCGTATGCAGTAGCCCAAACTGCTAATATCGACGGCAATTATGCCTTCCCTGTTGCGGCTATTCGCCTTATCACCACAGCCGGAACTGGTACAGCCACTATGACAGCTCTGTTTAACGCAGGTCAAGGTTAACATGGCAGTGACAACTACTCCGTCGGTGTCTTATCCGACTCATACATCTAAAGGTACTGGGGTAACGCAAGTACCCAGTGTCTCCATATTTAGTACAGTTTCAGCAGACCAGCTCCTCCTGCTTACGGGCGGAAATCTGCTTCTAATGTCTGGTGGTGATTGGATGCAGGTACAATAACATGGGCGACTATTATGGCCACTAATCAAAACGTAACACAACTGACGGCACAGGCTACCTACGACACCACCTCATTGTTCTACGCAGTGGGTGCTTCTGGTACAACTGATACCAAACTTCCTGGGACGGTGCTTCTAACGAACACGGCCCTCACGGGTGTTCCTACGGCCCCCACAGCGGCTACGGCAACCAACACAACTCAGATTGCCTCGACAGCATATGTCCAAACTAACCTGGGCAGTTATCTTACCTCAGCAATTGCTGCAACCACCTACGCTCCATTGGCCTCCCCCACATTCACCGGGACGGTAACAATCCCGACCGGGGCCTCTATTTCTGGCTACGCTCCCTTAGCTAGCCCCACATTTACCGGATCTCCTGTAGTTCCTGGGTATCTTACTACAGCGGCAGCAGGCTCGACATATGCCCCGCTAGCATCGCCCACTTTTACTGGGACTGTTGTTATTCCGACTGTTACCATCAGTGGTGGCACTGTGAATAGTGCTACGATTGGTGCCACAACGGCGGCTAGTGGCAAGTTCACTACACTACAAGCAACCAGCACAATAACCCCATCAACTACTTCTGGTGTGGTTGGGACTACTTTGGCGGATAATGCCAATGCTGGAAGTATTGGAGAATTCTTGTCCAATTCGACTACAGGCACCGGCATTACATCTGGAAATACGGTCAATGCCACCAGCCTCTCTTTGACGGCTGGTGATTGGGATGTGTGGGGTCAGGCGTTGTTTATCCCCACAGCCGGGAGTATTGTTGTGGGATTAAATGCAGGACTGGGTACTGTTAGTGCAACATTACCGTCCCCGCCCGCAGCAATAGAGCTTGGGATCACACTAGCGACTGGTGCGGCAGGAACTACCGGGCTTAACGTCACAGGGACTAGATTCAACGTATCAACAACTACCACTGTCTTTCTAACTGCTGAGGCTAACAGTGTCACAGTTGCTTCTGCTTCGGTAAATGGGTATATCTTTGCCCGTCGTAGGCGTTAACTATGGCCCGTAATTATTTTAAATCGGGTGAGTGGAATGTTTATTGCATGGTGTGCAATAGAAAGGTTAAGGCCAGCCAAATTTTAAAGCGGTGGGATGGGTTGTTAGTTTGTCAGGATGATTACGAAAATCGTCATCCGATGGATTTTCTCCGGGCTAGACAAGAGCGGATATCTGTTCCCTTCACTAGCGACACCTCTTTCGATCTGTTCGATGGCCCCACCTATCCGGTGTATCCATTCTGTACACAAGAGGGCTCTAGTGGGGTTGCTGGATTTGCTGTAGCGGGTTGTGCTAGACCAGGACTGGGCTTTCCCAATGGACTGCCCGTAACTCAACCAGAAATTCCTGATGAACCAACCACGATTCCTATCGCACTGATGTCTGGAGCCACCCTGCTCTTAGTATCTGGCGGTACTTTAAACTCAATGAATCTATGAATGATATCAATGAACGTATCGCAATACTAGAAGAGCGCTCTGATCGTCATGAGCTTTCTGACAGCGAGATTCTAAAAGAAGTAAAAGCAATCCGCGCCGACATTAATCGATACAAGGGATTTCTAGGAGCTATCTGGTTCTGTGTCTCTTGTGTCGGTATCTTTTTCAGCGCATTTAAATTCTTCCATAAAGGTTAAAGATCATGGCTTTTGGACTTGACGACATCATCGGGGCTGGTTTAGAAATTATCAACAAGTTCATTCCCGATCCCGCTGCTAAAGCACAAGCTGCCTACCAAATGGCACAGCTTCAGCAACAAGAACAATTCAAAGAGTTGGATGTGCAGATTCAAACCATCCAAGCTCAGACGGATTCCAATAAGGCTGAAGCAGCCAGCACCAGTGTATTCGTGTCCGGTTGGCGTCCCTTTATCGGTTGGATTTGCGGCGCAGGTTGTGGCTGGAACTGGATTGGACTGCCTGTTGCTACCTTTGCCTCTACAGCCTTCGGCTACCCTATTCATGTGGCTCCTGCGGATATCTCCCAGATGCTGCCACTGTTGATGGGAATGCTTGGTCTTGGTGCAATGAGAACTGTTGAAAAACTGAACGGCATCAACGCAGGACAATAATCAATGGCAATTAACATGACGTTCACGGATTACAATACGATAATCCCCTCAGATTGGTTGAACAATGTAAACACGGCCGTCAACACAACGCTCCCAGGAATCCCCGCCCAACTAGCGGTACTGACAGCCAAGGCAGTTATTAGTCTAACTGACTATGGTTGTAAATGCAATGGAACTACTAATGATACCACGGCCGTTTTGGCAGCTATTACAGCGATTGGTAGTTCCAAGGTAACTTTGGTAGTTCCTGGACCCACTCTAATCAGTGGCAACGTCACCTTCGCACCCAACACCATTTTGTCTATTCCTCACCAAGGTGGGTTTGTTGGAGTTGCAGGCACCGAACAAGTATACGCCCAAGCCCAGATTGATGCTGGGGCATATCAAATCTTTACCAATTGTGCTCCTCTGACATCTATCGCTCAGTTTATATATCCGGAGTGGTTTGGGGCAGCAGTTGGTGGCACAGACACAGTTAATTTGGCAGCCTTCCAAGCTGCAAGTAACTATCTCCAATTTACCGGGGGCACCATACAGGCGGGATTTGGCATCTATCCAATATCTGCCAACTTTAACATTGGAACGCAAACTGGTAGCGTGGGACAAAATATCAGATTCCAGGGCCGTGGCGAAAATATTACAACCTTTAACCTGACAAATGCAAATAATGGATTTTTGCAGGTTCTTGGGGCTAGTGCCTCTACATTGCAGGGGATTAACCTTAAAGATTTTTCTATAACTAAGACTCCAGCCCCCACAGGGGGAGTGGGGATTTTCCTTCAATACACAGCTCTAGCCAAACTATCTAATATCCATGTCTCTGGAATGCTTCAGGGAATTGGGTTGTTGGGGGCCGGTAACACCATTTTAGATGATATTCTGGTCAACATCACCGGATCTGCCAACAATTGTGATGGGTATGATATTAATGGTGGTGGGGCTAATGTTGGGGGCAATGCCAGCTCTGTATTTAATCGGTGTTATGTGGATGCTTCTCAATCCACAGGTACTGGTCATATTGGCTTTAAGTCATACGGCGCTTATGTTTCAGATCTCCAATTTATCGCCTGTGAGACAGCAGATGCTCCTTCGGGGTACTACTTCGACATGACCGCCTCCGCCAATGCGGGGAATGAGGATGTTCAGTTGATTAATTGTCGAGCAGACAGTGTGTCTGTCAATGCTGTGTTCGTCAATGGTGCAGGTAGTGTTGGTTCTGCTGACTCCATGGTTTCTATCATTGGAGGGTGGTTCAACTGCAAATCTATCCTTGCCGAAGTTGATCTTCTTTTCTTTAATAACTGCCGTGGTATTTCAATATCTGGGGGAACTCAGCTCTATGCCGCAGCCGGAGCAGCTTTCGCCACTCATGTGAAGTTGGCAAACTGCAACAATATCACAATCTCGAATGACACTATCTTCAGTGAAATGAAGTATGGGGTATACATGACCAGTTGTGGCTACAGTCAGATTGGTGGTCGTTTTTATAGTAGTGCGGGCACACCAGCTACTAACTTTGTAGTGGGCTCAGCTTGCGCTCGCGTACTGGTCACATCTTCTACATTTGATGGCTTCTGTGCTGGTAATGTAGTTAATTTCGATAGTTCGTCGGTAGGGTGTGGAATTCTTACCTCTACCCTGAATGCCGCTACTTTGACTAATACCCCCCGAATACTGAACTCCTCAGCGAGTCCTATTGGCAGTTCAGATGGCTCAACAGGTTTAAACAGCGGAGTTTAATTATGGCAATATCTGGTGATGCAAGTTGGAACATGACACGGGATGCCATCATCAATGCTGCCTTTCGTAAGATTGGTGTGTCGGTTGATGGTGCCACAGCGTCCTCGACTCAGCTAGTTAATGCCCAAGAAGCTCTGAACAATGTGGTATTTTCTCTCTATGCTCAGGGCATGCCTGTGTGGGCCATGACCACCACTTCCTTTACCCCGGTGTTAGGTCAGGTGGCATATCCCGTGGGTCTTGGACTGGGCGTGGGTAACTTGAATATTCAGGCACCCCTGAAGATCGTGCAGGCATTCAGCCGGGATAATATCAGCAACACCGATATCCCAATGAACATCTATACCCAGTATAACTATAATCTGCTGAGTACAAAGATCAATGAGGGATATCCTGTACACCTTTGGTATCAGCCGTTAAATCAAGCCGGGACTATCACAATTTGGCCAGCGCCGGACCAATACACGGCAACTAATCGCTCGATCTATTTTGTGTATCAACGGGCATTTGACCAGTTTGATGCTGGGACAGATACTCCGGACTTTCCTCAGGTTTGGCTTGAGCCTTTGATTTATTCCCTGGCTCACCGACTCTCTCCGGAATTCGGCTTGCCTTTATCGGAACAGGATAAACTTAATGAGACGGCTTCCAGCCTAGTGACTAATGCACTCAGCTTTGGCACGGAAGAGGGCAGTTTCTTCATTCAACCTGATTGGGTTGTTATGGGCATGGGGGGAGGTAATCCAATATAATGGCCACGAACCCATATTTCACACAATATCACACCCAGAGATTTTCCTTTATTGGGTCTCCTCAGCAGCGCGACGGTACATTTCTAAAGGATCAGCGATTCCTTAATATGTACCCAGAGTTGATTAAGAGTCCCATCAGTGATGGTAAAAAATACTACCTGAAGAAACGTCCTGGTCTGGTGGAGTTTCAGACACTCCCCGCAGGGACTGCTCAGGGGATTTTCTTCTGGAATAATAACTACTACACGGCAGTTGGTGGCATTCTATATGAGGGAACGACTCCTCTAATCACTTTGTCACAATCAACCAGCCCAATAGGATTTGCCGAATACAGAACTGATGCCCAAGATTCGTTGTTTATCTGTGATGGTATATCAGCGTGGAACTTTAATTTGGGAGTGGCTACTGAGATAACCGACCCAAACTTTCCAAATCCCCACATACCTAATCCAATATTTTTGGACGGTTATATTTTTCTAGCATCAACTGCTACCCAGACGATTCACAACAGCAACTTGGAAGATCCAACTACATGGCCATCCGATGGTTTCATTGATGCGGAAATGTATCCAGATAGCATTGTGGCTTTGACTAAGAACCTGAACTATCTAGTAGCTGTTGGTACTGCTTCGATTGAATTTTTGTATGACAATGCCAATGCCACAGGTTCCCCGCTACAGCGTAATGCTCCGGCGGTGTCCCAGTTTGGGTGTCCGGCTCCATTTACAGTCAACCAGACAGAGACCGAAGTTATCTTAGTGGGATCTACTGGTAATGGTGGTAATACCGTATGGACCATTACAGGATTCCAACCAGCAGAAATAGCTAATGAACCCGTCCGAGAAGCCCTGGACACAGAAGGAACCTCAATTTCACAAGCGTGGGGAAACACGGTGCAATGTGCTGGCCACAAATGGTACATTCTAAATTTAGTGGGGAATCAGCGCACCTTTGTTTATGATTTCGAGGAAAAGATGTGGCATGAGTGGTCTTCCGGTTCTGGGCAACAAGCCTTTTCCTGGAGATTCACTGCCGATGCTGTGGGAGCCCCCGTTTTACTTTCTCCCGATTCTGGTATTGCAGTTTCTCTTACTCCAAGTGCTTATGTAGATATCACCACCCCAATCAACGCCACAGTCATTACTTCAAAGATTGACTTTGATACAATTCTACGGAAGAGATTCTATAGGTTGTCTCTTGTAACTGATGCACCAAATGGAGACACGAGTGTTCCCATGACGGTGTACTGGTCAGATGATGATTATAATACGTGGTCCTCCGGAACTACGCTACAAGTCGATGGGAATTATCCCACTATAACACAACTTGGATATAGCCGCCGAAGGGCGTTTAAATTTGTCTATCAGCAGCCTTTCCCTCTTCGGATGGAATCGTTTGAGTTAGATATCATTCAGGAAGTCAGGAGATAATTTTATGGCAGTAGGAATTCCGCCGCCGCCACTCAATTCACCAGATGGTAGCTATTACTGGCTTGAGTGGTACTCCAGTCTGACTAACTTCATCAATGGTCAAAACATTCCTTGGAGCAACCTGAACTTTGCCGGGTCGAATATCACGGATATCATAACCCGAGACCACAACGATCTTCAGGACATCCAAGGGGGCAATACTAATTTTAGGTATCATTTAGTTGGCATTGGTTCCTGTAGTGCTGACGCGAGTGCTCAGTCTTTGCCAAACACTTGGTCATTGACCCACACAGCGGCCAGCGGAATCTACACAATTGTTCACAATCAAGACATTCCTGTGACTAGTTCTATAATTGTGGCGACTTCAACTGGGTCGGCCGTAACGTGGTGTACTGGAACGACAGTAGACACTAATTCCTTTAGTATCCACACATATTCCAACACAGGTGTTCCAACAGATCAGGCATTTTCTTTTATGTTTGGCACTGTATGAAAATACAAATTATTAAGTATGACCATAAGTACAAGGATCAGATGGTTGAGATTGCTCATCAAATCCACCAAGCATCTCTGTATTCGGAAATTGAGATGGAGGAAGATAAACTACTGGCCCAATTAGAATATGCCAGTAACACTCACCCATCAGGATATTTTAGATTGGCTGTGCTCGGGGATAAACTTTATGGGGCCTTCCTTGGTATGATAAGTCCAGGATTCTTCTGTGATGCCTTGATCGCCAAGGACATGGGTTGGTGGGTAAAGCCCGAGCATCGGGGATCCCCAGCAGCCATCTGTCTCCTTCGAGACTTTGAGAAGTGGGCAAAAGAGAAAGGGGCTAGTAAGGTGATGATTGGCCAAACTGGTGTAGAGAACATTGAAAAGACCACGAAGTTGTTTACGCACTGCGGATACAAAGTAGTTGGGTACAACACTGCCAAGGATATTATCTGATGATTTTATTTCGAGAGGAATCTTTTACAGAAGCATTGCTAGAAGAGGTTGCATCTTTGACTGAAGATCATTGGGATGAGGTGGCTAACTTTAAAGACACGATTAAGCTGGCAGTAGACAATGAGAAATATATCTCCCTTGGTTTGAAGAAATCCTGTCGGTTATATACCATGAGGGATGACGACAGATTAGTTGGATATATGTCTGTATTAGTAGACACCCATCTCCACTATAAGAATGATCTATTTGCATTTGTTGATACAATCTTTATAGATATCGATTATCGTAAAGGTGCTAGTGCGCTCTACTTTATGAAATTGGTAGAAAATCAAATGAAGTTGTTGGATGTAAAAGTAATGTCATACCACATTAAAGTAAAAGCAGATTATCCTGCTATTTTCAAACGGCTCAAATTCGAAAAGGTTGAGCATATTTATTCTAAACTGTTAGGGGAATAACATGGGATTTTCTGGAGCCGCTGCGGCGGGAGAGGGTGCAAAAGCTGCTGGTGAAGCCGGTGCAGGGGCCGTCACTGCGGGTGGCCTGGGAGCTGCTGGTGCGACCGCTGGTGGTTTAAGTACCGGCGCACTGGCGGGCATTACCTCAGGGGTACTTGCAGATGGTGGTGCCACTCTGGGTGGCCTTAGCGGTATTGCTGGTCTTGGTGCCGGAGGAGCCGTTGGTGCTGGTGCACTAGGAGCATCATCTCTTGCCTCTATTGGAGCAGGGCTCGGCGCTGGTATCGCAGGTGGTGACGCCTTGGGGGACTTTGCTGGAGGGAGTTTGTTGTCCTCGGGGGGTGGTCTACCTTCAGCGGGTGGGGATGTATTCTTGAATGCTGACGGCTCTCTGTCGGCGGCCCCGGGTTCTCCGACTGCTGCGGCGTCAGGGACTTCCCCAACGAGTGCCCTCGCCAACACCAGTGCAAATGGTCTAGGCACCACAGGCACTCCCACGGGCAGTATTGGTGGGGCTGCTCCCAGCTCGGTGACCGGCCCTACAGGCGGCGCTCAATTTACTGATGCTACCCAGGGCGCGGCCCAGTTCTCTGACGCCCCACAGGCTGCCCCACTGGGAGCTAATCCAGGGGCTGCCGGCGCGGCGGGGGATCAGGGATCATTGTCAAGTCTATATGGTCCAAACTCTACGGCGATCCAAAGTCCTATGGGACAGGCTATCTCAGGCTCCACTGGTGGGGATGTTGGCGGGGCTACTATGGGCCAGGTCATTCCGAATATGGGCACTCTGGGGCAAGGCTCTCCTAGCTTTCTTAGCTCTATGTTTGGTGATGCTAGTGGGAACATTACCCCAGGTAGTGTGGCCCAGAAAGAGGCACCTAATCTTATTAGCTCTTTGGCAAATGAAGGTCTGGGAGCGTATCAGCAATATGCTAAAAACCAGGCAGCAAAGAACTACGCAAATCAAATTAGCCAACTATATAGTCCCACGGGGGCCTATGCTCAACAGATGCAGCAGACCTTGGCTAGGCAAGATGCCGCCGCTGGGCGTAACAGTCAATCTGGCACTCGTGCTGTGCAGCTTGCCGCCGCTCTGACCCAAGGACAGGCACAGGCACTTGGTGGTAATAACTACTCACAGGCATCTCAGAATGTGGCCAGGACTGACGCCTTGAATGGTCTGTTCACACCCACCATTATGAATGCTGCCGGTACTGCGGGAACATCCGCCTACACCGGACTGGCTGGTCTTTTTAGCTCGCCGTCTTACTCATATTAATGATAGGGACTATCAAAAATGCCATATACAAATGACGCCCAAACGCTTGCGGATATTGTGAGTCCTGCCGCTGCGGCTATGCAAATGCAGACCCAGAACGAGCAGGCTAATCAAGAACAAGCTATCAAGAATCAAGTGCTCCAACAACAAGCTCCAGCTATGGGACAGCAAATTGCTGCTCAGAATGCTGAGGCTCAAGCACGAGCAGCCAATCTCACGGCAAACACCCAAGGTCAGCAACTTACCAATCAAGGAACTGCTGCTACCCAACCAGGGGCAATTGCTGCTGCCAACGCTGGTAACTCAGCTAAGATGACTGCTGACCAAGCACAGAAACTTAGTACCTATGGTCAGATTGCGGGACAGGTAGCTGGCATGATGGACAACGTTCCTCCTGCTGCTCGACCCGCAGCTATGAATCAGATGCTCCAGCAATACGGTGTAGATCCTAAGATGCTTGGTCCTTTAGCCAACGGTGATCCAGACATGCTCCGGAACTTCTCTCAGAAGGCTATTCAACAAAGTGCCAACTTTCAAACTGAGATGGCTAAGACGACCCTCCAAGGTCAGAACCAACAAGCTAATACTGGCCTGGAGAATCAAGGTCGTGTGGCATCTTCGCAGATCCTTGCTGGGGGTAGGGCCGATGTTGCTAACATCAACGCCAATGCTAAGATGAGCGCAACTCCTGCGGCTGTACAAGCCCAGTTGGAAAAGAAGGTGGCAGACGGCACTGCAAATCCTCAAGAGATTTCCTCGGTAAACCAACTACGTCAGTTGAATCAGATGGCCAAGGTCAATCCTATGATTGCTGCTATGCTGAACCAAGCCAATGCACAGTCAACAATGCCCCAGGTGCCTCAGGCAGGCCCAGCGCCCTCGGCGGCACCTACGCCCATCCCATCTAACGATGCTGGGCAGAAGGCAGTGTCGAGTAAGTTTGGTTCGTATGATCCTGATAAGTTCACTTACGTGCAGGCGATTAATCCGAAAACCGGCCAGATGGACGTGGGCCGTATTCCTAAATAACTATGGCCAATATCGACTTCGGTAACACTCCCTCTAATGCCCCCGCCCCGAGCGGGGGTGTTTCTTCATCAGCTCTGTACGCACAGGATGCTCTTATCCAGGCCAATCATGCAGCATGGCCCACCGGGGGTAGTGCTGCCCAACTGAGTCAAGAAACAAACAACTACAACAGTAATGCCGTATCCCCTAAAGGGGCTATGGGCATTGCTCAGGTAGAGCCAGACACCCTCAAAGCTGTAGAACAACAAGTGGGACGCAAGCTTGACCCTAAGAATGTCAATGATGCCTTGACCATCCATGCTTATGTGATGAACCAGAATCTCGATAAGTTTGGTGGAGATCCCTCTAAAGCTGTGGCTGCCTACAACAGTGGATGGGATCCTAGCAAGTGGAATAATCCCGAGACCTCAAACTATGTCAACAAGTTTAATGGAGCTACGCAAGGGGCTACCAATGCTATCGACTTCGGGGATGGTACTAAGGTTAGTACCCCTGGTAGTATAGATTTTGGCGACACACCCGGCGCTGACAAAGGATCCTCCACCTGGGATAATATCAAAGGTCTTGGAATGCAGGCCGCCAATATCGGAGTGGGTGCCCTTGAAGCACTACCTATTGGTGTGAGCACGGCACTCCATGTGGGGGAGAATCTCTACCAAGGACAAGGCGTTGGGCAAGCAGTTCAAACGGCTGCTCAACAGGGCATGGGAGAGTTTCAAGCAGCTTCCCCAGAGACACTACTGAATAAGGCTGGTGTCAATACTGATTCCCTCCATGGAACGCAAGGTTACGATCTGCCTGCTAAAGCTCTGGATTTTATCTCGAACACGCTTCCCGAGAAGGCAGCCCCGTACTTTGCGCAGGGTATTGCAAATGCTACTGGTTATGATAAGCCCATTACAGACCAGGATCTTGCTGATATCAAGGGGGGAATCCAGACAGGAATGTTGGTTACTCCTGCGGCAGAAATCCTTCATCGTATGGGTGGCCCCAAAGCGGGCACTCCTGAAGCCACGGCTGAGTTGGACAAACTCAATCAAACAGACATGGAGGCTCCTAAAGGTCCGACTACGGGCGTACAACAAGGCATTGATTTTGGGGACGTTGACAGGGCTAACAATGCTTATCAAGCCGCCACCATTGATGCTCAAGAGAATGCTCTAGCTGATGTGCCAGGACAGACTCTTGATGCTATGCGGGAGCAAGCACAGAATGAAGCCGCTGGCATTAACAGTGATGCAGATGTAGCAGAAGCTAAAGCCGCAGGACAGGGAGATCTCTTCTCTGAACCCAGCTCGGTAGATCTGGAAATGCAGCGTCGTATTGATGCTATGAAGTCGGCAGATCCTCAACAGTTGGATATGTTTAGTGATCCAGCACAACATCCTTTTGATCAGTTCATGACTCGTGGAGCTACTGATGAGGAGATGAAATCGGGTTCTCCCGCCGATGCACCAAGAACGCTGTCCCAAGATGAGTTTGAACAGACCATGCAAAATCTAGCTAGTACAGTAGATGATCAAGGTCGTCCTAAAACTGGCGTCACCATGCCAGACGATATGGAAGATGCCTATAACAAGTATCTAGATACTGTCCGTGATGACCAAGGTGGTCTCTTTGATCGTGCCACTATGGCCAAGAACTTCGCTGAAAGCGCAGCGGCAGATGCTATGGACAGGCGTGTGGCAGAGCATCCCATTGTGGCTGCTGCACAGGCTCGCGTTGATTCTTTCAATGCACAGATAGCGGCCTCGCAAGAAGCGGGGCATGGGGTGACTAACCTCACTCAACAGCGCGATCTAGCGCAGGCCACTCTTGAAAAGGCCAAGACCAATATTGGCAAAGCACTAGGCCGTGATCCTACCCTTCCCTGGGAAAAAGATGGTGTAGTGAATATGTTCACCTTCGGTAACTTGCCAGAGATGTGGCGTTCCATGAAAGCGGTGCTTCAGGGTATCCACGGCGTTGCTTTCAAGATGCTGGATAAGATGATCAATCGTCCTGGCAATCTTGATTCAACAGGTAAGATTGTTACTGCTGGTATGAAGCAGTTTGCCTCTCGTGAAGCTAATCGGGATTGGGCTCAGACTGTTAATGAGCAGCCTAAGGCTGTGTTGAAGGGCGTAGCGGGACTCCGCTCGGGTATTGACTCATTCAATCCCTACGAAGCCCAAGAAATCAGCCCTGCTGAGATCAAGCAACAGATGATTCAAGCTCCTGACTTGGCTCCTGGGACTGTTAAATCGGCTCTACGGAATAACATCCTACAAGGTGGGCAACAAATGTCTATCTTCAGCCGCAATCCTATTGTCAAGTATGTTACTGAATCAATGGATCGAGCACTACGAGATGCTCAGCACTTTACCCGCACTGCCTTGATGGGTAAGGATGGACTGCGTGAAAAGATCCGTGGTATGTCAGAAGACGAACTTACGGGTATCCGATCCCTCATGGAACTCAATGAAGGTGTGAAGGAATTTACTCCCAACGAACTGAAAGGACGTGGGTTCAGTGACAAGCAGGTTGATTACTACAACAAGTCTCGTGAGCTTAGCAAAGGTGCTTATGACGCACTCAACCGGGGTCGTGCCCTTGCCGGGCTTCCCGCTGTGGACCAACGTATTGGTCACATTGCTGGATACTTCATGGGAGATTTTAAACGTCTGGTAACGGACGGAGAGGGTAGTGTACGTGCAGTCCTGGCCCACAACAATCGCTTTGCGTTGAATACTATCTCTCAGCATTTCATGGAAAATCACCCTGATGCAGCCAACCTCAAGTTGGGTGAGATCAAGATGAACAAACTCAATGATGCTGGTAATGGTATGGACCATCGGTTCGAAGGTTACATGAATACCATCAACATGCTCAAAGAGACCAACGCTGATGTGGCACAGGTGGTAGATGCATACAAGACGTATATGTCTCGTGATGCTGCTAACGCCATGAAATACCGTGCTGCATATAAATCTAAGGAGGGGGTGATTGGCGCAGAAGGGCGCAAGATGTGGCAGTCAGCACAGAAGAATGCTGTGGATGGAGCGAAGCAAGAACTTCACTCGCTGGAGGCTATTAACAAATGGGCTGAGGTACAGAAGTCGATCCACGACTCCAAGCAGTTCCTAGCGGACCCGGAGATTGATAAGCCCAACGCCAAGGGAATGGCTCAAGCTTATCTCGATAACGTCCAACACAGGAACCAAGGTCTAGGTCAACAGTTTGTTAACAGTCTTGTTAATGGTGTATCAGAGGTTACCGGGGTAGGTCCGAGTCAACTACGTAACTTTAGTGCTGGCACCAAGACTGGGCTGCTTACAATGTTTATCGGTCTTGGGAAATTAAGCCACTCTTTCGTAACACTGATTCAACCTTTGCAAGGTATTCCAGTAGTAAATTCTCTGATGAAAGCCCGGGGAGCGGATCTGGGTCTAGCTCAAGTTTCAGCAGTTGTGAAGTCAATGATGAGTCAGAAGGATATGTTGCAAGCACTGACGACAAAAGGAACTGTAAGCGATCCATTTGTTCGTAAAGCGTTAGATTACGCATCGAAGAATGATACCTTTAATAGTTCGCAGTTTCAGTTTGGACACTTGACAGACGTTAACCGAAGTCGGCTAGGTTCCAATCTGCGGACGGCCTTTGAGTTTAACGTCACTGGTATGGAAGCAGGTACTCGTAGCTTTACCTACATGTACTACGCCCACATGCTCCGTGACCTGGGGCTTCCTGACAATGAGGCATTAGCAACTGCTCATAATGCAATGCGCAGTGTGATGGTGGATTATAGTGCGTGGGAACGTCCTGGTGTGTTTGGTAAGTTGGGCTTCCTTGGTGACTTGACGGCCATGTTGACGCGGTACAAGTTTAACCAATTGAGCCAGTATGCTACCGCAGGTAAGGAGATGGGCAATGGTAAATTTATGCCTATGGTTTCTTTACTCACGACTAGCCTTGCTGCTGCTGGGGCTCGTGGGTTCATTGGTTATAGTGTTGCTAATGAGTTGGTGAAGTTCCTTTCTACCTGGGCAGCTAAGAACAGTAGCACCATTCAACCTACCAGTCTGGATCAAATCTTCTTGCATGCTATTCATGGATTAAACCCACACCTCAGGGACGCTTTGAATTTTGGACTGCCCTCTGGACTGGGATTAAATCTTACCGGCTCGTTGAGCCACGCAGATGATATTCCAAATGATCCGTTGGGTACGTTGTTACCCCAGGCACAGCCACTTGGTAACATTGCTAAGTCGGCCTATGAGTTTGCTCACAATCCGAACAAGCAAACAGCCAAGACTGCTGTGTATGATGCCTCTCCTAACTCGGTTAAGGGTATCGAAGAGAACCATATGTTCACTGATGCTAATGGGAATTACTACAATCCACACACTCAGTTGCTGGAAACCAACCGGTCTCCTGCTGACCAGACTAAACGAACCTTTGGGTTCCGTCCGGTCAAAGAAGCTAACGATGACTTCACAGCGAACATAGCTAAGGAACAAGGGAATCAATTAGCTGAGGTTCGTCAAGACGTCATCAAGAAGATGTTGTCAGATCGAGATGCTGGTAGTTTGACGCAACAAGGGATGCAGCAATACGCACAGCGGTATGTCCAACTACAAGGAGATCCGTCTGATCTGACCTCGGCTATTGTTGAGCACGCAGGTATTGGACAGCACTTGGATCGGCTACAGCGTGAGCAAGGCATTCCTAACAGTGGCCTCAGCTCTATCTATAAATATGAAAGAGGAGATACACTCAAATGACCAACGTAAACAATCTAACCTACTCCGCTAATGGGTTGAAGCTGACGGAAGAATTCGAAAGCCTCTCCCTTAATGCCTACCAAGATGGTACAGGGGTCTGGACGAACGGGGATGGAAATACTCATAATGTAACTCCAGGCTCTACAATTACGGCGGCTCAGGCTACTTCGGATCTGGCGGCGAATGTTGAAGGTGCTGCATATGTGGTCAATACGGTCGTCACCACACCATTGAACCAAAACCAGTTTGATGCTCTCGTAGATTTTGTCTTCAATCTCGGCTCGGGTAACTTCCAAAGTTCCACGCTGCTTCGGAAGCTCAACAATAATGACTTTGTGGGAGCATCCCAGGAATTTCCTAAGTGGAATCATGCTGGTGGTGTCGTGGTTGATGGTTTAACGAGGCGTAGGCTTGCGGAGCAAGTACTCTTCAATACTCCGACAGTCGTGAATCAACAACCAACGGCCCCTGTAGTATCTGCTGGGATACCACCCAACAGCGGTGATCCACAACCTTCGGTTACGGAAGTAATTTCTAATGCTGAGAATTGGTTGTCTAATCTTCAAGATAAGCTCCCATGAGCGCTTTGCATCGCTTATAAAATAAAGCCGCCCATTAAACCGGGCGGCCTTTTTATTCCTGCTCAAATGCTTTGGTGATCAAAAACGAAATGATACCTAGATCAATAAGGATATAGAATGCTTCATCATCCTCTGCGTACTGAATACCAAACATCAAACCTTTAATCCAAGCCCCGGATATTGTCATACATCTCGATTATAAAGTGAATTACGTCCAGCACGAATCCCACTAACAAGATCCACCAACCCGTTGTCCAGGTTGGCAGACTTATCAACAGGGAAAGTAACAGACTAAGAAGCGTTAGATTCTTTAAGAAGCTCCTTAGTCCCATGCGATATGAAAGAGATTCTTAGTCCAACTGCGATATCTAAAATAGATGTGGAAATGGTACATATCTAGGCGAATAGTCCACCAATTACCTAGTTCGATAATGCCGTTGTCCATATTAGTGTAGTATCGAATTGGCTGTCCTTCTGGCTTAACCATATACTCGACAGCCCACCCATCATCTTCCCGGACTAGCTCCGGAATAGGCATTCGCATATTGGTGTAATCAAGCTGAATGCCTTTCGTGAACCGCACTACCTTATTGGGCACACCATCCCAGTTATAACCATTCAATCGACCTTGCCACCAAGCTAAATTACTTGGCCGCCCCAGCTTTATCCGAGAGGAGTTGTTCAATTGCTTTTTGAGCCTCATATTTAGCCTCAGCATCTTGTTTAAGAAACTCCAGGATCTCCTCCTGGGCCTCAACATTGTTAACTTCAGTCGTCACTTTCTTCTTGGTCCGCAGGTTACTCGTCTTCATAATTGTCGTTCAATGCTTCCAAGAGTTCATCATACTTCTCAATCACTTGGTCCGTCAAGAACTCAACAAGTTCAGTGGACGTAATATCCAACAGTTCCAAAATCGTCAATTCATCAAGCTGACTTAGCTTTTCTTTGATCTCTTCAATCGTCAGTTCACTCATCCAATTCCTTAAACATCTTCATAAAAGCAAAGGCTGCGGTCTTGGGCTCCATATTCAAAGGCATATATTCTGGATCAATCTCAGGGCGAATGCCCCTCCAAAGACTCCAATCATTACCTTGTGATGGCAGTAAGTAATGTGCCTCATCACTTAACTGTTCCCAATCTGCTTGTTTTACTTCTTTATAGTTATCCCAATCCAGATTATACTTCTCACCAATAACTTCCATAATCTTTTCTTCCATCTTATTGTAGTCGGGAAGAAATTGTTTGATCGGAGAGGGCATATCTGTAATATACGCTTCGGCAGCATCATGCAGCAGTCCGGTACGACACAATCGAGTGTCGAATCCTTTGGATCGCAAACGGCGTGCCACGGCAATGCTGTGTTCTGCCACCGACATAAAATCTGAACAGTGGCCATTAAACCGACAGTTGTTAGATAAAGCGAACGCAATGTCGTTAATATCAATCTGCTCTGGCTTAGGATCCATGAAGTAAAAAGATTTACCGCTGGACGTCTCGATATATGGTTCGATCATTTAATATATTCCTCGATCCTATTTAAAATCGTAGGATCTGCGTCTATGGTTCCAACATACCAATTACACTGGTGACACAATAATCCTCTAACCCGTCCAGTAGTATGATTATGATCCACATGGAGTGGGATCTTACCTGGTTTGCGGTTACATAATTTACACCCACCGTTCTGAGTGTCTA